TCGCTACTGAATCAGCAGCAGCATACAAGGGTACTGGCGGAGACTATGCTCGCAAGCTAGTTGCTTCTACAGATCAATGGGCTGCTATCCAAGGATACGCAGATACAACAGGTCGCGCTCTTTACAATGCTCAAGGTGCTACATACAACGCCTCAGGCGTTGCAGGTGGAACTTCAGTAGTTGGATCAATCCTAGGTACAGATCTAGTGATCGATCACAATATCGCAGTATCGGGAATCGTTGATGAATCAGCATTCCTAGTTGCTCCAGATTCAGTATATGTCTGGGAAAGCCCTACCACAAATCTGAGAGTCAATGTTTTGACATCGGGCGAGGTGGAAATAAATATGTATGCGTATATGGCGATTTATGTTGCCAAGGGTGGATTAGGCGTACGCCGCTACAATTTAGCTTAATTTAGCTAACTAAGTCGCTCGAGGGGGCGGATAGCCCTTCCGCCCCCAAGAGTCTTAACGAAAGGATATAAAGATGGCGCTAACCACAGTTGCAGAGCTTCGCTCGACACTTGGCATCGGCAGTTTATATCCAGATGCAACTTTGACCGAAGTAGTCGATGCAGTAGATGCGATCCTGCTTCCAATGCTGTGGACACCAACTCAATATGCTATAGCGCATTCTAATATCGTTGGTGAAGGTACTTTATATTTTAATGATCCTGTAACAGATGTTTTTTATATTGGTCAATCTGTAACAATTTCCAATTGTGGTACTAAATATGCTGGCACTAAAACCATTACTTCTGTCGGTACTTATTCAATTTCTGTAGCAACTACTCATACAGGTACAACAAAAAAGCATCCTATCGATCCTTATGGAAATGTCGTAACTGAGTCTTATACTGATTGGACTGCTGATCCAGCAATCCAAGAGGCAGCATTAATGATAGCTGTTGATATCTGGCAGGCACGCACGGCCACGCTGGGCGGAGCCAATGTTGCAGATTTCCAGCCCTCACCTTGGAGAATGTCAGCAAGTTTGCTGGCCAAGGTCAGAGGATTAACTGCTCACGCGTTGAGCCCCAATTCTCAGGTGGGCTAGCATGACAGTCCCAGCCATTACAACACTTCGTACAACTATTGCTATTGCTCTAGTTGATAATACTAAATGGCAAGTGTTTGCATTCCCACCTGCAACAGTATTAGCTAACTCAGTAATCGTGAGCTGGGATGATCCTATGCTTACACCTACTAACGATCGTTACAACAGTGTTGCGCCTATGGCTAACCTGAAATTGACCCTGACTGTGCCGCTCTACGATAACGAGGGCAATCTTCAGGGTATTGAAGATGCAGTTGTATCAGTATTTAATAAATTATACGAGTCTGATCTTAACTGCAGTGTAGGAACAGTCTCGACACCAAGTATTCTCATCGTGGCTTCAGGCGATCTTTTGTCATGTGAGATGTCTCTATCAATCCTCTCGAGTTGGAGTTAATATGTCCGAATGGGAAAAAGAGTTGGAAGCATTCCTGATTAAGATCGGGCAGATTCCAGCAGTTGCACCAAAACCAGCATCAACCGATAATAAAGAAAAGGAATAAAAAATGGCTGTATTTCTAAACAATAAAGTCGGAGTTATTATCGGAACAACCGATGTCTCATCCGAAATTTCAAGCGTTACCCTTAATCAAACCTTCGACGAGGTAGAAATTAGTGCACTTGGCGACACAGCTCACAAGTTCGTAAAGGGTTTGGAATCTGGCACACTGAGCTTGGACTTTTTTGGCGATTTCGCTGCAAGTGGCACTTCAACAATTCTTCAAGCTGCATTCGGCACAACCGTTACAGTGAAGATCATTCCAGTAAAGGGAACTGCAGTCTCTGCAACTAATCCTCTTTACACCACCACAATTTTGGTTAATAACCTAACACCTATCAATGGCGCTGTAGGCGATATCAATTCGTCATCTGTGCAATTTACTTGCAACTCAGCAATCGAGTTCGCAACTACAGGTACATTCGCTTAATCTAAAAGAAAAGGGCTAAAAATGGCACAACTAAAAATAACTAAAGTAGATGGCACAGTCTCAACTCACGAGATCACACCTAGCATCGAGTACGCTTTTGAGTCGTACAAAGGTGCAGGTTTTCATAAGGTTTTTCGTGAGCAAGAGCGGCAAAGTGATGTCTATTGGTTAGCTTATGAATGCCTAAAAAAGACGGGAGTTACGCTACCGTTATTCGGAACAGAGTTCCTAGATACCTTGAAAAAAGTCGAGGTTCTAGATTCTGACCCTTTCGAATAACGCGTGACTCTATAACATATCTGATCGCTCAATTGAGCATCGAGATGGGAGTCGCGCCGCAGTATCTTTTGGATCTTGATTCAAGAATGCTAACGGCTTTATTACAAGTGTACGAGGACAAAGCAAAGGAGATACAAAATGCCAATCGTAGAGCTTCGCGGAAACGCTAATCTACGAAAAGCATTACGCTCTTTTGCTCCTGATCTGGAGAAGCAACTAAAGAAAGAATTAACTAAAGCCTTAAAGCCTGTAGTTAAGAAAGCTCGCAGCTTTGTTCCTAGTGATTCTCCTATGAGTGGATGGGGAGCGCGTTCCTTTTCAGAGGCGCGCTTCCCCTTCTACAATGCCAATACGATTATTCGTGGCATAGGTTATTCAACTGCTGTAAGCAAGCGTAATAAAAATGGCTTTACTTCCATGGCTCGGATTTTCAATAATTCACCTGTAGGAGCCATCTATGAAACAGCAGGCCGCAAAGGCAATCAAGGCCAGCCATGGGTAGGGAAGAAAGCAAGCGGCACTGCGAAGAATGTTAGCCGCTCAACTAATCCTAATGCTGGTAAGCAATTTATATCTAACTTAGTGCCATTAACTACTAGCCTTAAAGGTCGCGGTCGCTTGATCTATCGCGCTTGGGCTGAAAGCCGCGGCGTAGCTGAAGGCGCTGCCATGAAAGCAATTGATAAAGCTGTCACACAATTCAAGGCAAAAGCCAGAATTACAAAATTAAGTAAGGCGGCGTAATGGATCCTAATGTAGATATTCGAATTGGTTCCAAACTTGATGCTAAAGGCTTTAAGCAAGCTGAATCAGCCACATCAAAATTAAACAAAAGTATCAAGAATTTAGCTGGTACTTTTGGCTTAGCTTATGGCACTGCAGCAGTAGTTAATTTTGGCAAGCAATCTGTAAAAGCCTTTCAAGAGGATTAAGCTGCAGCCCTACGCTTATCTCGCGCCCTAGAAAATCTAGGAATCGGATTCGCTAACGCAGATGTATCCAAATTTATATCGGATCTTGAGCGCTCTGCAGGCATCGCCGATGACATTTTGAGGCCAGCCTTTCAGGCTCTATTGACCACTACAGGTTCATTAACTCAGTCACAGAAGTTGCTCAATGATGCGATCACAATCAGCCGCGGATCTGGCATCGATCTTGCCACTGTATCCGAGGACTTGGCTAAAGGCTATGTAGGTATTACTAAAGGTTTATCTAAATATAATACTGGATTAACTAAAACAGAATTAAGCACAAAATCCTTTAGCGAGATCTTAAAGGTATTAGTAGGGCAATCAGCTGGAGCCGCTGCAGACTATCTAGGTACTACCTCTTATCAGATGGATGTGCTAGGAGTTGCTACAAGTAACGCATCTGAAATCATCGGCGGCGGCTTGGTAGATGCTTTTGCCGCTGTTGCTGGCGGTAGTGAAGCAAGTGATGCAGCGATAGTTATTGAAGCTATTGCTACTGCTATTGCTAATGTTACACGCGCAACAGGCGGTGCTATTGGAGTAATTCCTACATTACTTCAGAAACTAAAGAATTTACCTAAAGAGATCTTTATGGGCTTTGCTGGCGCTCAGGCTGGCATAAAATTAACACCTAAGCCTAAGCCTGAGGCTAAGACAGCTTTAGAGATTTCTAAAGAGGAACAAGCTAAACGCTTAGCCAAGTTAGAAGCAGATGCTGCAGCTCGTGCTAAAAACTTAGCATTACTACAAACTAAACAGCTTTCAAATGCCAAGAAACAGGCTGAAGCCGAAAAGAAACGCCTCTTATTAGAAAAGGCCAAGGCTGCATTAACTAAGGCAGCTGCTACATTCGACATCGATAAGATCCAGTTAGCAGCAGCGCTTAAGAATACTTATGACAAAGATGAACGCCTACGCCTATTGGCTTTGCAGGCTTTTGAAAACGATAACGGCGAGCAAGCTCTAGCCTTTATCAAACAGATGGATAGTCTAACAAAGGAACAACAGACTAATAAGTTAGCTGGCGTTATTGCTATTAGTGAAACTGAGTTAGATTATATTAAC